TTATGCCTGTTTTTTCGCCGGGTTCAGAAGGTTATCCATCATTTCCGCAGAAGCAGCGGCGGCGCTCTGAATGGCGTGGGCATAAACCTTTGTTGTGGTGTTGGCCGTGCTGTGCCCCAATGTGCCCGCCACGGTGGTGACCGCCACGCCGTTGGCAATTTGCAAGGTAGCGTTTGTATGCCGGAGGCTGTGGATATGTATAGGCGGGAGATCGGTGGTTTTGATAAAGCTGCCAAACCAGCTTGTCAGTGTGTCCGGGTGCATAGGTGTTCCGTTCTGCGTAACAAATACTCGCTGTCCTTCCTCCCACGGCTGCCCCATTTGCAGGAAAGTGATCCGCTGCCATGTGCGGTATTGCTTCAAGGCGTGAATCGCCGTGGCGGGGGCTTTAATGACCCGGTGGCTGGATTTTGTTTTCGTTTCGGCTGTAAATACACCCATATCCGGGAGGTATTGGGTTGCCCGCTGAATGGTAATAGTGTTATGATCAAAATCAATATCGCTCCACACCAGCCCCATCAATTCGCCTCGGCGCATACCTGTAAACAGCAGGACGGTGACGGCGGTACGGTAGTAAATCGGCTGATCCTCCAACAGCTCCAAAAGATGAATTGCCTGTTTGTCATCCAGATAGACCGCCTCTGTTGCCTCTGCCTTCGGCGGTTTTACCCGCTCTGCAACATTGGCAGGGATATACTGCCATTCTACGGCGGTTTGCAGAATAACCGAAATCAGCCTGTGATAGTGGAGAATGGTCTGGCCGGAAAGGGGTTCAGGTTCTCCCGACGGCTGAAATACTTTGTCAAAGTCGATGTGTAAAGCATCGGCTATTTTTTTCGCCGTTTCTTCGGTGGCGGCGTTGCCCAGCAGGATAGAGCGAACGGTACAGGTGCAGACCCCGGAGTCTTCTGACAGCTTGACTTGTGTGGTCTTATGCTGTTTCAAGTACGCTCTCAGATCGATCTTTGCAGTGTATGTGGATGCCTTGCAAACTTCCGCAAGCTCCCGGTAAAAGGCCGTCAAGTGCGTGGGACGGAGTCGGTCAAGATAGATACTCCCCAAAGCTGGCTTAATGCGTTCCAGTAGCCCTTGATATCGCTTGATGGTTTTGGGGCGAAGCTGTACCTGTGCATAGTCCTTCATCCAAAGGTCGCAGAAGTCCGCAAACTTGATTTTCTTCTCTGCGCTCTGCCCAGTGCGCACCTTTTCTTCAAAAAGCTCTGCCTGATGGCGGGCTTCCCGCTCTGCCTTTTTGTCGGACATACCCTGTGGGATTTTCCATGTCATCGTCCGTTCAATTTGCCGCCCGGTCTGATCGTAACCGTCATAGCAGCGGATCAGATAAGAATTACCCCGCTTTTTGATCGTTGCCATTATTCAAGCCATCCCCTCTCTTTGTCTGTTCTGTATAGAAAATCCATATAGTTTTTAAGATTTTCCTTTGTTGGGCTGCTTTTAGCTTGATAATAGAGGTTATCACAGGTTTTGCAAAAATTTTCCCAAAAAACATCAATATTCTGATGAGAATAGGAAACAGCCCTCATTTTTGTTTCAATGCGGTTTCTCGTTCGCCCGCACCGCTGGAGTATGTTCCGAACCGCCTGTTCACATGGTAGGTGCTCATATCCGGGAAAGTTGGATTTCCGAGAACAATACTTGTTTTTGAATGAGGTAGTTGCAAACCACTGCCCGCAATGCTCACATTTTGCCAATTTCAGTCCGTTGATTGCGTAGTAGTAGAGCAGACCATACACCACATCGTATATGCTTTGTATGTTCGTCATTCTAAGCCCTTTTGAATAGTCAATGTTCAGCCAGTCATCAGGAATCACCGAGTTTGTTATGTGTCGGCGTATACGCCACAACTCTACATCCTGCATTGTTAATTCGACCTTGTATGGTAGCTCCTGAACTTTCCCATTCACAGTAGATACATACCACTTGTTTGAATCATTCAGAAATTGGAGAATTGTAAACACGTCATCGTGGGAAATTCTCATTCCCCATAGGGTTTTCCAGTCCGATTCAGAACGAGTTCCGTCTTTAATGGCATTCCTAATTGAATTGACAATATGAAGAGCGTGTTCCTCGCTTGTGCGATACTCAATACCTGGAAACTCAGAGCACAAGAGTGACACAACATTCCCAATCGCATTGTTCGGCGTTCCCAAAACCCACGCCCCGTCTAGTCCGTTGCTGATCGTAACGATTTTTTCAGTAATGCACAAATCCACAAGCCACCTGCCTCCTTGTCATGTTTCCTTTCAATCTGATTATACTGCAACAACATCAAAAAGTAAAGAGGGAATTTCTGTGGTACATTGTAAGCATAGCAACTGACATTATCAGACAAGGAGGTAATTTTATGGCAAACCAGGATATCCGCAAGGCAGCAAAATCCGCCGGGGTTCATCTTTGGCAAGCGGCGGAAATGTACGGAATCAATGACGGCAATTTTTCCCGGAAATTGAGGCGGGAACTACCCGCCACGGAGAAAGAGAAGATTCTGGCGATTATTGAACGACTGGTAGCGGAAAAGGAGGCAGTATGATGCCCCGGATGGGAACAATCAGCGCGGCGGCAGAGTTAACGGGTCTGACTTATTCATGCTTGCGCCGCTGGATTTTGGAGGGGAAATTTCCTTATTTTGTCCGGTCGGGGTCAAAGTATTTGGTCAACATGGACAAGCTGGCCGAGTGGTTGAATGCCCCTGCCACGCTGACGGCTGACAGCGTGGGGGGATAACTTTGCCCGTTTTACGAAAAATCCACCGGGACAATTATACTGTCCTGCCAAACGAACTTTTGCGAGACACACGGCTTTCTTGTTGTGACCGGGGGTTACTGGTTTGGATGTTGAGCAAGCCCCAAAACTGGAATTTTTCTCACCGAGCTTTACAGGAAGCATTGCCTCTCGATACCAAAGGCAAAATTCAAGCAAGCGTGACCCACTTATCAAAGATCGGATACTTGAAAATCGAGCAAGAGCGCAACGGTGGGCAGCTTGGAAAGACAACGTGGTTTATTTACGATACGCCGTATCCCGATATGCAGGATACGGCACCGTATCCCGGAATACCGGATTCCGGTAAAGTAGCCTCTTATAAAGTATCGAATACAAAAAAGGCTACGCCCGCCTTAGAGGGCGGGCGGCAGCCAGAGATTTACTTTGACCCGGAGAGCGGGGCGTACAGAAGGAGGGGAACAGCGTGACGGGAAATGAAAGTTATTTGGCCGGGGCGATTCTGATTGACGGGGCAAACGTTCTTCCGGTGATCCGGGGACTGGTCAAACCGGAGGATTTTCAAGTGGCGGCTTACCGGGCGATATTCACCGCCGCCGCTTCTCTAGCGGCGGATGGTGAACCGGTTGACCCTGTGTCCATCCAGGCCAGGGCAAGAAAGCAGGGCGTGGAGCTGTCCAACCAACTGCTAACGGAATTGATGGAAATCGTGCCCACCTGCACAAACGCGGCGGATTACGCCCACCGTGTGGCGGAGGACGCACGTGTACGGCGAATCAAGGAGCTGGCTACCCGGATACAGGAGGACAGCGTTTCCGGTGCTGACGAGCTGCTGGCGACACTACAGCGGGAAGCCGAGGACATCCGGGGCAGCAGCTACCGGCGGGGGCTGCTCAGTCCAGCCGACACCCTGCACCGGTTTAATGATCTGGTTGTCGAGGCGGGAGAAGGGCGGGACAATTTTGTCCCCTCTGGCTTTCCCCGGCTGGATAAAATTCTGGGCGGTGGATTTATCCGTTCTGGGCTTTACATAATCGGCGCAAGGCCGGCAATGGGCAAATCCACCTTCGCAGTCAATTTGGCGGACAATATCGATGGAAACGTCATGTTTGTCTCGTTGGAGATGTCCCCCGAGCAGATCACGGCAAAGCGCGTTGCCCGTCTGACCGGTATTCCCGCCGCAAAGCTGTTGCGCGGCGCTGTGACTGATGATGACTGGCAGAAAATCGCCATCGCCAATTCAGCGCTTTCAGAACAGGGGGTCTTTATCAATTCCCGCTACGACTTGACCGTGCAGCAAATCCAGTTGCTCGCCCAATCCGTGCCAGAGCTGCGGGCAGTAGTCGTGGACTATTTGGGGCTTATCACCCCCACCACAAGGGGCGGTAGCACTTACGAGAATATTTCCCAAATCAGCCGAGAACTGAAGCGGCTGGCCATCTCCCTGAACATCCCGGTCATTTGCCTGTCGCAGCTTTCCAGAGCCGTGGAGGGGCGGCAGAATAAGCGGCCTATGCTTTCAGATTTGCGAGATTCCGGAGCAATCGAACAAGATGCCGATGCAGTTATGTTCTTGTACCGGGATGATTACTACACCAGAGACACTACCGAGGGCTTTCCCTCCCTTGTAGAGTTGTCTGTGGAGAAAAACCGCCACGGACAGACCGGAAAAACTGAATTCAACTGCTGGCTTTCTTCCAGCCTTTTCCGGGAGGTGTCATAATGGCTGACCGCAAGAAATGGCAGAGATTTGAGGCAGAAAAGCGCAAGCTCGCAGAAAAGGGCTTAACCTACGCTGAATACGAGCGGGAGGTCAAAAAACTGCTGCGCAAGTATGGGCTGTAAATGCGAGGCTGGCGGCGTTTCTGCCGAACGCCGTTGGCCGGTATTAAGCGTGAACGACAAGTTTTCCCGGCAAAAATCGGCGAGAAACGGAAAGGAGGTGGGAATTTGACCCATAAAAAGGAAAAGTTACTTGCTGCTCTGTTGACCAGTCGCACGAAGAAAGAGGCGGCCAAAGCGGCAGGTATTTCAGAGCGTACTATGCGCACTTACTTTGATGACCCGGAGTTCCGGGCGGCCTATAAACAGGCCGCCGCTGGAATCATGGACAGTGCTACCCGGCAGCTGCAGCAGAACTTGACCGCTGCAATAGACCGGCTGGGCAAGATCGTGGAGGACGACGAAGAATCCAGTATCACTCAAGTGTCAGCCGCCAGAACCTTGCTTGATTACGCACTGCGGTTCACTGAGTTCAACGACATTCTCAAGGAAATGGAAAGCACCGAGGGGGAAGCCGGATGTATTATGACCGATTAAAAAGCCGTGTGAGGGCAAGCAATGCCGCCAGACGGCGGCAGCAGGAAGCAAAAGCCCTGATCGACTGCATCGACGTGAAGCAGCACATAGCGCCTGTATACTACCCCTTACACGAGGATGTCAAGGCAGGGAGACACAGCACATACAACCTCCCCGGCGGGCGCGGTTCCTGCAAATCGTCGTTTGTGTCTGTGGAGATCGTCAGCGGAATCATGCAGGATGGGGAATCAAACGCCATTGTATTTCGTGCCGTGGGCAACACCTTGCGCGATAGCTGCTATTCACAAATCGGCTGGGCAATCGACACGCTGGGCGTTTCTCACCTGTGGCGGGGGCGTGTAAGCCCCATGAGCTATACATACCTCCCCACCGGGCAGGAAATTCTTTTCCGTGGTCTGGACGATGCAAGCAAGCTGAAATCCATCAAACCCCGGCGCGGTACATTCCGCTATATCTGGTTTGAGGAATTTTCAGAGCTTCCCGGCGCCAACTTCACCCGAAATGTAATGCAGTCTGTCTTGAGAGGTCAAGGCAGCAGTGCAATTGTATTCCGCAGCTTTAACCCTCCCATCAGCGCCAACAACTGGGCGAACGTATTCATACAGGAGCCGGACGAAAAGGCCGTCACACTGCTGACTAACTACACGCAAGTCCCCCCGGAGTGGCTGGGTGAAGCGTTTCTGTATGAGGCCGAGCGGTTGAAAGCGCTGAATTACAAGGCATATGAGCATGAATACATGGGCATAGCGACCGGAACAGGCGGCGAGGTATTCCCCAATTTGGAAATCCGGGAGATCACCGACGCAGAAATAAACGAGATGGGCTATATCTTCATGGGGCTTGACTTCGGTTTCGCGGTTGACCCTTGCGCCTTTGTGCGTGTGGCCTATGGCCGAAAGACCGACACCGTTTATTTTCTGGATGAAATTTATGAACGGCACTGGTCAAACAGGCAGATCGCCGCCGAGATCAAGCGCCGCCACTACGACAGGAGTCAGGAAGTAAGCTATGCCTACTATGTGGGCGAGTATACGGAGCAGTACACCATTACCGCCGATTGCGCGGAGCCTAAGAGTATCGCCGACATTCAGGCCGAGGGAATCAAGTGCATACCATGCAGAAAATTCCCCGGGTGTGTGGAATACCGCGTGAAATGGTTACAGCACCGCCGCATTGTCATTGACCCGAAGCGAACCCCCGAAGCATACCGGGAGTTTGTAAACTACAGTTATGCCACGGATAAGGACGGAAACTTTCTTTCCGTTCTCCCGGATAAGGATAACCACACGATTGACGCCGTTGCCTATGCCCTTGACCGTGTGATTTACGAAAAGGGCGTTTCCGCATAAGAAAGGGGTGAAAATATGGGCTATTTACGAATCAAATGCCACTACTGCGGCGGTATTTGGGAGGTTTACCGCCGGGACATTCGATATGGCAAGGCCAGAGAATGCCCGCACTGTTCCCACGCGATTGATGAACAGACGCGGAACAAGCAGATCATCCCCGCTTACTGCGCCATGTATGACGCAAATCTTGAGCTGTTGAAAGATCATACAGGCTACCATACCCCGCTTTTTGAGGTGAGCTATGAATCAGCTACTTTGTTCAAGGATTCAGAGGACAAAAAGCCGGTTTTCTACGAAGACGATTGATAAGGAGGTGTAAAAATGTCTATTTTTGATCAATACCCGGAAGTTGACAGCAACGGCCAGCGGTTCAGATGGATGGGGGAAGCTTGCAAAGAATATATGCCGATGGTTCATACCACATTCGGAACTGTACCGATGGGGACAAAATCGCCAACCCACAGTTATGAACCAGCGCCCCGCCGGAAGTCCTGCCCATTTTCAACGGCCATAGACCCCGTTTGCCGGGGTGATGACTGCGCCTTTATGAGCGGGGACAGATGCAGGCCAGGAACGGCACAGACCGGGAAACGTTGCCCCCTATCCGGCGGGATGGCCTGCGGCAATAACTGTATGATGTACGACAATGGGAGTTGCACCCTATTTGCAACAGAAAGGACTACGAAATGAGCCAGTATAACCACTTTGCAAAAGACCTTGACGCCGCTTTCAAGGAGGCACGGGAAAAATACACCGCCGCGTATAACGCAGTAGAGCAGGCACGAAAGACCTTGCAGGACGCGGGAACGGACGCGATGAAAAAGCAGATCGCCACGCTCCAGCTCCAAGATGCAGAAACAAACCTGCGCAAAGAAGCGGTTCGCATCTGGGCGGAGTTCGACGCGAAGGCCGCAGACCTCCGCCGCGCATTGGAAAAGGAAGTGCAGACGAGCAACCTTGCCGACCCCTCCGCTATTGACAGTAACGCGCTTGAGCTGATGAAAACCGGCATTCTGACGGTAGATGATTATTTCGGCTTTGCGGACAGATACGACAAGAACCCGACTATGCTAAAGCTGATCGGCCACTATGCGAAGGAAGCGGCGGACAACGCAGACAGCACAAAAGACAGGGTTGCATTATTCTGCCTTGCGCGAGACTGCGCCAGAGGCATGGGAACAACCTTGAGGGCGTGGGATGAGATGATCGGCGCCGCCAACTATTGCAGCGGGCGCGGCGGCAACGGTCAGCGGCGCGATTCTCCCGGCGTAACGCTCAGCATGGGCGAATGGTGGGAGCAGCTTTCCGGTGATTTCGTCGAGAGCTTCTAAACTGTGTCTATGGAAGAAAAACGGCTGACCCCGATTAAGGCTATTCGGGCAAAGTGTCCTGACTGCTGAAGGAGGAACGGAATGTATAAGAAATTTGTCAAGTTTGTATACGCGCTGAAATTTAAGATGAATGCCCGAAGGTTCGCGAATAAAATCCGCGGGGCAATGGTAGAACTTTCTGACTGCGGTTTTTCTGATGGAATCAATGGTCGAATGCCAAACATTCCCGGATTACCGACAGGGAAGGTTAACGAAAAGGTCGTATCCCTATACAAGATTGGGCAGGAAATGTACAAGGATGGTTACGGTTTCGGTAAGAAAATGAGGTGAACGCAAGGTGAATGTATTTGAATTATATGCCTCAATCATCTTAGACAAAGGCGACTATGAGCAAGGGCTAGACGAGGCGGGAAAGAAAACCTCTGAGTTTAGCAAAAAGCTGAAATCTGGGCTTGTCACTGCTGCAAAAATCGGCACTGCGGCCATCACCGCCGCGGCGGCGGGTATAGCGGCCTTAACGAAATCCGCAATCGAAGAATATGGCGAGTACGAACAGCTGGTAGGCGGTGTGGAAACCCTATTCAAGAGCAGCGCCGGGATTGTCCAGCAATACGCGGCGGACGCTTTCCAGACTGCTGGGTTATCTGCCAACGATTACATGAATACCGTTACCAGCTTTTCAGCATCGCTTTTGCAGTCCCTTGACGGTGATACAGCGGCAGCAGCGGAAAAAGCAAACCTTGCAATTACGGATATGTCCGATAATGCAAACAAAATGGGTACGGATATGGCATCCATCCAAAATGCCTATCAGGGTTTTGCAAAGCAAAACTATACCATGCTGGACAACCTGAAATTGGGCTACGGCGGTACAAAGCAGGAAATGGAGCGGCTTCTCGAGGACGCTCAAAAGCTGTCTGGGGTCAAATATGACATTTCGTCCTATTCTGACATTGTGGATGCAATCCATGTTGTGCAGACGGAGATGGGGATAACCGGAACGACTGCGCTGGAAGCAAGCACGACGATTGAAGGCAGCGTAAATTCTGCAAAAAAAGCGTGGGAAAACTGGGTTACAGGAATCGGAAACAGCAACGCGGATATGGCACAGTTAACGGGAAACCTTTTATCGTCCGTTACAACTGCGGCGGATAATATTCTTCCTGTAATTTCCACTGTGTTTGATTCCATAGGGGAAGTTATTGGCACGCAAGGTGAGGAAATCATCAGCACCGGCATTTCCTTCATTTCCGGCAGCGTCCCCGGCTTGCTCACGGCTGGAATCACACTCGTTGGAGACGTTGCAAAAGGCATTTCAAGCAATTTGCCCGCCTTGATCGGCTCTATTACGGCAGTTATAGAAGAAAATTTGCCAACGCTTCTTGCAGCTGGCGGGGATTTGCTATTCGGAATTGTAACCGGCATTGTGGAGAATTTGCCCAGCATCCTGGACGCGGGATTAAATATCCTGGGCGAGTTAACGGCGGGCATTGACGAAGGAATCCCCGATATGATGAATAAGCTACCGGAGATCATTGACGGATTTCTGAACTTTATAACTGGCAATCTACCGTCGATTCTGGCAAAGGGAACGGATATTCTCACGAACCTTATCACTGGCATCATGAACGGGATACCCACCCTTGTTGCAAATCTCCCGCAAATAATCACCTCGTTCGTTGAGTTTATTACCCAGAATCTCCCCACCATTCTGGCTTCCGGTGTTGATATCCTTGTAAGTGTTGTGGCGGGCATTTTGGCCGCTATCCCAACTCTGGTAGAAAGTCTACCCAAACTGGTGGAAGCCGTGGTAGAAGGCCTGGACGCCCTGGGGGCTGAGTTTGCAAACGCCGGTAAAGCTGTTGTCAATAGATTCAAGCAGGGTATTTCTGACGCATGGGCTAGCTTTTGCACGTGGTTTGAGGGCTTGTGGAGTGGCCTTTTCGGAAATCGTAACGTTAATGTATCCGTTAATGGGAGCAACAACACGGGCGGCACAAAAAATAGCCACAAGAACGGCCTTGATTATGTGCCATATGACAATTATGCCGCCTATCTCCACAAGGGGGAGGCCGTTTTGACCGCCTCAGAAGCGTCTTTGTGGAGAAACGGAACTGCCAGAAATGGCGGCGGCACGGTAGTCAATCAGTATATCAACGCTGTTCCTCAAACGCCCGTCGAGCTGGCAGCAGCTACAGCCGCCTATTTTGAACAAGCGCGCTGGACTATTTAACCAAACAGAGAACCGCCGCACGGCGGCATTATCTCCGTGGACAAGCTCAGAGGGGCGAAGCACTGACCCTATGCGTTTTTCCACAGCAAAACAGAATCCCGGCGCGAAGGACTGCGGCGGGTCGCAGATAAAGGATTTTCTGCGGATTGTGCCGGGGGCTGCAAATGCCCCCGGCTGGGAGGGTGAGCATTGTCAAACGAAGAATTAGCCATTGCCATCCAGCAGGGCGAAGAGGGGCGCACGCTGGAGCTTTGGGAACAGGTAAACGGCCTTGTGAAACGAAAGGCCATGCAAATCATGACCGCCCTGCAGCTCAGCGGCAACCCCCGGGGCGTGGAATTTGACGACCTGTACCAGACCGGCTATCTGGCTATGGTGGCGGCGGTGGAGACCTACAGCCCGGAGCGCGGCGCTTTTTCCACATGGTTCATGTTCCATCTGAAAACTGCATTTGCGGAGGCTACCGGCTACCGCACGAAAAACGGCAGGTGTGAGCCGTTGAATACCGCTGCGAGCCTTGACCGGCCTGTACAGCCTGACGAGCCGGACGGCGGCACTCTGGGCGAACTTGTCCCAGACAGCAGGGCGGCAGATGCAATAGATAACGTGGAAGAATCTGTATACCACGAGCAGCTCCATAAGGCCATAGACGGCGCTATAAGCGAACTTTCCCCAGATAATGCGCAGGTATTACGCTTGCGGTATTGGGGCGATATGACGCTATCTGCTGTCGGGGAGGTCATGGGCAAAAGCCCGGAGCGAACGCGGCAAATGGAAAACAAGGGAATCCGGGAACTGCGCAAGTCCAGAACCCTGCACCGCTTTCTTGACTTTGACATGTACCACGGTACAGGGTTAGGAGCGTTCAGATTGTCCGGCAGCTCCATACAGGAGCAATACATACTGAAACAGGAGCGCCGGGAAGAATACGAACGCAAGCGGCGGAACGAACAGGCATTCGAGGAAGAAGCGGACGCAATGACCCGGAGAGTTGCCGCCCGTGTTGCTTCCATGTCCCCGGAGGAAAAGCGGGCAATGCTGGAAAGGGCAGGAATCACCGTAACCACATAGAGCAACGCCCCCGGCCTGATAACCGGGGGCGTGGTGTGCTTATATGTAATCTTCAAAGTATTGCAGGGTGGAGAACTTCACAATATTCCTGTTTCTGGAAATGTTTATGTGCTGCTTCGCTTTTTTGTATTTCTTGATGTATTGCCGCATTTTCTGCTCTATGGTATAGCTGTTTATGCTTTTCAATACTTCAAATTCATTCGGGCGGATGTGCGGTTTAATCGAAGAAATATATTCGGCTGGGTTGTCAATCACAACAGCCTTTGTGAAGTCAATGCCGCATTTATTGGCCTTATCTGTCCAGATCGTATGCTCATGGTTAATATTGGAGCGCATGGGGATTGCCCACAGAACGCCATCAATTAGGACACCAACCCGGATATAAGGGCGGCTTGTTTTCTGTTCAATTTCAGGACAATCTTTATAGCGCCGATAAAATTTTTCGGTTAGGAAAATGACATTCAGCATTATTCGACACCTCATAGCCGAAGAAAACGGCCACGCGCGAGCGTGACCGTTCTTCTCTGCGAGCATTCTTTTGTTTACCCTCCACACGCTCTATGTGGAGATCAACTCAGCGAGCATTCTTTTTTATTGACTTGCGCTCTACAAGTCGACAGCGGCGGTAATATCTCTATTACGCTTGCGGATTTCTCCGCACTGTTATTATATGAACTTTAATTCAAAAAGTCAACACCAAAATGAACCAAAATTCAGGAAAATGCGTATTGGCGCACAATCGGCAGCAAAATGCCGCCCCGCAATACTCCCGGAATATAGACCCCGTCGCGTTTCACGGCACCCTGAAACAGGGTGTCATGTCAGAGTTGACTGCGTCCGAGATATCGCCAAAATTGGCGGTGTGTCCAAAATTGGACAGTCAGGAATCCTCACTACCAGTGTCAGCCCGCAAAACGAACGAAGCCAGCACCCGCGAAGGTGCTGGCTTTTGCTATTCTGTGGGATTGTCGCCCGTGGCGGGTTCTTTCTCGTCGATACATTCCAGAACATAGTCACGAATGACCGCGTTTGAGGTTTTGCCAATGCTAGAGCAATACGACTTGAATTTTTCAGCCTGACTTTTTTTGATTTTGCAAGCTACCGTCGCCATATTTTCGCTGTCCCACTTCGCATTGGCTTTTTTCTTCGATTCCGATACCGGCATTGTGTCCCCCCTTCTATGTGGGAGTGTGGCGGGGGCACTAATTGTGCGCCCCTCTCCCACCATCCGCATTATAGCACATAATGTATATACTGTCAACCGTGTAAAAATGTCCAATACTACACGGTAAACATTGTATAATATGTCAATAGATATACACGGTTAACAGTGCTATAATAAAGGCACAAAGAACAAAGCACCACACCGCAGGAGGTAACACCATGAAAGAGATTAGAACTAAGGTTTGCAAGAAAGCCAATGCTTACATAAAGTCCGGTATGAACCGCTCTGCTGCTTTCAAGCGGGCATGGCCTGAAACCTATGTCAAGGCTGCTAACCTCCAGAACGGGGACAAAATCATGGTTACGACCTGTTCCAATCTCTGGCGGAAAATGGTTACTGCACCCGCGACCGTGATTTGCGTTAACATGTTCGGCAAAAATGTCAACATCATGGTCAAAGCTGTCGACGGTATGAAAGAGTTCTTTACGGATGCTTTCATGCCCGCCGCCCAAATGGTCGAAATCGTCTAACAGACGTTTCACATAATCAATAATCAGGAGGTCAACACAATGGACACCAAGATCAAGGAAATTCGTGAATTGAGGCGGATGCAAGAAGAACTTGCGGCAGAGCTGGATGCGCTGGTCGATGAAGTCAAGCGGTATATGGACGCGGAGGGTGTGGACGCCATCAGCGGCACAGACTGGAAGGTGACATACAAGGCCGTGACTAGCGCCCGGTTTGACAGCACGGCATTTAAGAAAGCTATGCCCGATCTGGCCGAGGCGTTCACGAAAACAACCACAAGCAAAAGATTTTGCATTACATGAACAAGGAGGTGAGGGAATGGAAGACCACGATATACTGCTGATTATAATAATTATTTTGGACATTCTGGCCGTAGTTATAGCCGGCATTCTTTTCGCGCTCTTTGGATAACGGATTCAATGCTTGCGCTGTCGTAATTCAGATTTGGATTAAAATTTTGAGGAGGAATATAAAAATGCTTACAAAGAAAACCACCGAAGCCGCTTATGCACAGTTTTTGAGCGAAACCAACTACAAGCGCCTGCCAAAGACTGCGGACGCGCTGTTTACACAGCTTGAAAAGCAGCTGCGCACAATCGATGAAACCGAAAACGACGGCTTTTTCCCGGCCATCGCCGCCGCCCTTTTCCGGATGGTGAAAGCCGCCAACCGGAACCGTGAGTTGCTGAGTGAATTTTACGGGCTGCTTTCCGCTTTAGCTGTTGTCTGCGAGGAAGGCACAGAGGGAGACATTAGGTTGCTGCGCGTCTTAGCTTCATTGCGGGCGCACAAACAGGAGGTGGCGAGATGA